GGAGAACACGCAGAGCTTTGAGGTAGAAACAGCAGCACTGACCTACGAGGAAGCCGTATGGCTGCAGCAGATGCTTTCCTCGCGCAAGGTCATCGTGGAGGGTCTGCCCGGGACAAACGTAGAGGTGCTGATAACGGAAAGCAACACGGAGATTTCGGACAGCGACAACGAGAAGAACCGCATCAAGTTCACATGGAAACTTGCGGATAACGTGCAAAGGCAGCGCATAACCTACAAGTCGATGAATTTCAATAGCGAGCTATCATAATCACACACTATCCGATATGCAGTCAATACACATCAGTACGGCAAGGATGATGCTCAACCGACCAGAGCCAGTTGACATCAAGCTATGGACTTCCAAAGGGGAAGTCCAGGAATGGAAACGATGCATCTGCATCAAGTACGAACACTACAAGGGAACACGCAAGTTCAAGCTGCTTGACAGCAACCAAATCCGCCAGTGCCGGGAGTGCTGTATCTTCATGCTCAATGGCATGGAAGTCTACATGTGAGTTATAAAATGCCAATTTTTCAGCTAAAACACAATTATGTCGGAAAAATTGTGTAATTTTGCACCGTGATTGTCATGTGTAGCGACATAGGCTTTCATACTGTGGTACACATTACGTGTGAAATCGCAGTCACTTTATGGAAACTGAAGCGTTGCGCTTCTGTCTTGTGAGCTTAAAGCCGGAAACTTAAAGCCGTGTACAGGACGGAGTACGACGGTTCACGTATATACGTGGGCTTGTCGTCTCATAGTCTTTACACATAGGTTCTTTCCGGCACCTTAGCTCAGAGACGTGGGATGATAACCCACGTTCTTTGTGTAGGTGCCATAAAGACAGAACGCAAGCCCAAAAATATTTGCATAGGGTGATGTCACCTGAGAAGGCCACTCCACCCGTCGGCTCAATGAGCCGAAGTTCAAATTTTAAATTAGTGAAGTGGCTCTCTGGGAAGAAAGCCACTTTTTAATTTGCTTCAGGAATGTCACTCCACCTGGTGGTGTAGTTTGGACTGCGGAAGTCATGCTTGATGCTGTCACGGAAAACACCTGCTTTCCCTTTGCCATCTTTGGCCGTGTATTGTTGAGACCCCAACACAACGGTCTCACTGCCATTCTCCCTGTTGATACGGTCGATGACTTCATCAAGCCTTTTCATCTTCTCATACCGTTCTGAATCGTAGTCAATGAAATTGGTCTGGATGGCAGACTCCGGGCAGATGCCCATCACTACGACCCCAGCACGTTTGTACTGGTAGCCTTGACGGAAAATCCGTTGGGTGCAGCGCAAGGCGCACTGCACGATCTGCTGGGAGGAATTGCTGGGGGTAAGCATACGCTCCTCGGCCATGTTCCAGTATTGGGGCAAGTCCTCGCGGAAGTGATTGGTGTCGATGAACACACTCACCACCGAAGCTGCCGACTGTTGCTTGCGCAACTTCTCTGCACAACGCACGGCAAAGTTGCTGATGCTGGTACGCAGCGTTTCCATGTCGCCAACCATGCCAGGGAAGCTTCTGCTGGTGCAGATGCTCTTCTTCTTGCTCATGTCCTCCAAAGGGATGCAGTCTTCACCGTTCAACTCCATCCATGTGCGGGTAGCCACCACATTGAAAGTTGTACGCACCCAGCTTTTGCTCAGTGAGGCAAAATCGTAGGCCGTCTTGACACCCACGGCTTCAAGACGCTTGGCATACTGTCGGCCGATGCCCCAGACTTCATCAATGGGATAAAGCTGCAGGGCCTTGACACGCCTTTCCTCATTGTCGATGTAGCAACAATGGTTGTAGCCCTTGTAGTGCTTGGCGTAGTGGCTGGCCATCTTCGCCAAGGTCTTCGTCTGGGCAATGCCGATGCTGACAGGCATTCCAGTCGAGCGCAAGATGCGCTGGTGCAACTTCTCACCCCATCCTTTCAGGTCAAGGTGTTCCATGCCGTGCAGCATACAGAAGCCTTCGTCGATGCTGTAACGGTAGAAATCCGGTACCTCACTCCTGATGATGGACATAACCCTGTCGGTCATATCTCCATACAGTTCATAGTTGGAGGAAAAGACTGCTATCTCCTGACCGGGGAAGAGGTCTTTCAACTGATAGTAAGGTGTGCCGGCCTTGATGCCCATTTTCTTTGCCTCATTGCTCCTTGCCACGACGCAGCCGTCATTGTTCGACAAAACAACGACGGGCTTACCGTTCAGGTCGGGCCTGAAAACCCGCTCACAGCTGACGTAGCAATTATCGCAATCTACTATGGCAAACAATGGCTTTTCCTCCAGTCCTTAATTGTGAAAATAACCTTGCCCCACACCGTGAACTCGTCGGAGGCATCCACGATGAAGGGCTTGAAATCCTCGTTGGCTGGCACCAGGCGAATGTAGCCTTGTTCACGGGTGGAAGTATCAAGATACTTCACAGTGAAACCGCCATTGACATAGGCGGCAACGACATTCCCATGGACTGGCTCCTCGGACTTGTCAACTACGCACAAATCGCCTTCATTGATGCCAGCGTCCTTCATCGAATCGCCCTTCACACGCACATAGAACGTGCTTTCAGGATGGGCGATGAAGTCACGGTTGAAGTCCAGCGAATCATGCTGATAGTCAGCAGCCGGGGAAGGGAAGCCCGCCTGCAGTCCTTCAAACAAAGGGAGGTCAAGGGTGGTGCCAACATCGGCTTTCTTTATCTCAGAATCTTTCATCGTTCTCTATTTTAGGATGCAAAGGTACGAATTTTATGGCAATATCTAAAGCTTTTGCCAAAATAGATGTCTTTTCCTGATAAAAAAGCCATGCCTACCTTTGCACAAAAACAAAATAATGAACGACTATTCTTTCAACTCCGTAGAAATCATCCCCGACCTGAAGGCCAGCGCGGCCTTTACGGTCAACTCCTCAGAGGTGTTCAAGGAACAGGTGGATATGCTGCCGCATACCATCGACGAGGGATTTCAGTACATGCCCTGGGGGGCAGACAATGAAATGCCCTACAAGATCCTGGAACTCATTGAAAGCGACGAGACACTTTCAACTTGCCAGATATTCAATGCCGAGGTCTGCTATGGCTCCGGCCTGGTCTATGACAGTGCCGAAGCAAAGGCGAAAGTCCAACAAGAGGTAAAAGACTTCCTTATGGATAACGACCTCGCATCATATTTCCTTGGGGTATGCCAGGACTTCAAGCACTTCGGCTTTGCCGTCTCTGTCATCATTCTCAATGGCGACGGCTCGAAGATTGTACGCATTCTCCGAAAGGAGGCCTGCTACTGCCGCTTTGCACCCGCCGAGACGGACGGGCGCATACCCTATCTTCTCTACGCCAACTGGCGCAAGAGCATCTCCAGCAAGGACGAGGTGGAGAAAATTGAAATCCTTGACGGCCATTCCCCATGGACTGACCTACAGGAGCGCATGGCAGCAGTCCGAGGCAAGAAGCCACGGACTGCAACACGCAAGTTCGCCATCGTCTCACGGGTGCCGACCCCGGACAGCACCTATTATCCCATCCCTTACTACGGCTCGCTGTTCAAGGGCAACTGGTATAACATCAAGAAGCTCATCGGCATGGCAAAGGAGGCCAAGCTGAAGAACTCAGCACCCATCAAGTACCACATCGAGATTGCAAACCGATTCTGGGACGGCATCTTCAAGGCCGAGGGCATCACCGACCGCAAGAAGCAATTGGAGCGCGTAGTGGAGGAGAAGGAGAAGATTATCAACTTTCTCACTGGCATGGAGAACAGCGGCAAGGTGCTCTTCTCCACATTCTACATCAATCCCAACGGCGACGAGCAGCACGATGTGGTAATCAACAAGGTTGAGACAGACAAGGAGGGCGGCGACTGGTCAACGGACATCATCGAGGCCGTAAATATGGTGTGCTTCACCATGCGCGTACACTCAAACCTCGTCGGCTCTGTGCCGGGCAAGAGCCAGAGCAACAACAGCGGAAGCGACAAGCGCGAACTCTATACCATTGCCCAGGCACTGCAGAAGCCCTATCACGATCTGCTCTTCACCGTACATTATATAATAATAAGGTATAACGGATGGGAAGGGGTCAAGCCGGATTGCCCCTTCATCATGCTTTCGACGCTTGACGAGAACCGCGACGCAAAATTAGTTACTCCCAATAAATCTGAAGAAGAATGAAGCTCATAACTTCCGACGGACAGCTGCGCCGTCTTATACCCAATGTGTTCGCAACAGTCGAGGGCGAACCCTCGCTATATGAAAAACTGGCTCCATTCATCGAAACCTCCGAGGAATGGGCCAGGATGCACTTCGTTCCTGATGACCTTTTCGAGCTGATTGTGGAGTTTTCGGCATCGGCAGAGACCGAAGCCGAAAACTCCACACTCGCCACGCTGTGCTTGCCGCTCGAAAAGGCCATCGTATGCCAGGCATACAAGAACGCCATTCCCTCGCTCGATCTGGTGCTGACACCAAACGGCTTCGGGATAGTGTCTAACCAGAATGTGGCTCCGGCTTCCAAGGAACGGGTGGAAAGGTTGCTGGCCTCGCTCGAAGCCGAGCGAGACCGCAACCTCGAACAGCTGCTGCTCCGTCTGCCCACCGTCGAGGGGTGGGAACAGACTACGCAGGGCAAATACTTTGCCGCCACGATGTTCCCGTTCCTGGGTCTGTGCCGCCGCCTCGCCATCCGCGAGCATATATGGGACGAGTACCAGCACTTGCACGACCGTCTCATCAAGATTGAGAACGTCCTTGCAGACACCTATTTCTCGCAGGAGCAGATGGACGTGTTCAGGCAGCATGTGATGAACCAGATGCGCCTTTGCCATCCGCTCGAAGAGCAAGTCATCCGCTCACTCCAGTCACTGGAGATGATGCTGGTGTCTGACATGCAGGTACACAACCAGTCGTTCTACGACTTGGTGAATATCATCCGCGAACACTCCGATATTTTCCTCGCCTGGCACTCGTCGGACACCGCTAAATTGTATTCTCCAGCTGTTTTTCGTAATAAAAGACAGACAGGAGGATACTGGTTCTAAAAAAAATGTGTACCTTTGCAAAAATTTTTATTATATGAAACAGATATACTACGTAAACGGCAAAAGAGCTACTTTTGGTCAATATATAAATGCAAGTGCATATAACTATCAAATTGAGCAAGAAGCAGAACTTCACAAAGTAAAAGTTAATGCTTTCTTAAACTATTTGGAAAAGAATCCACAATATATATCTAAATGGAGTTTCTGTGACACAGAAGAAATAGCGGTAGGATTAGCGTTTAATGAATTTTGCAGAAGTCCAGAATGCAAAAAAGCCATAGAACAATATCAGTCTAATCAAAAAAAGAAAGCATGGGGATGCTTAATATTAGTTATTGTATTCCTAATTATCTTCATACTTAGAGTTAGTGGAGTAATTTAACACCCCAAACTGTCTTTTTCCTATATAATCTGCTTCCGTACCTTTGCGGTATGGAAACAGTTTTTAATATCTCATTACCCACTTCGTGGGAGGAACTGACCGACAAGCAGCTCTTGCTCGTTTATGAGCTATTCGCAAGAGTCTTGTCGGCGGCAGAGGTCAAGACGCTCTGCCTCGTAAAGTGGAACCGCCTGAAGGTGCTGGCCTCACTGCCCGACCACCGCTTTCTCATCAAGAGAAAGGG